TGGGGGGCCATACCCTATAGACCCTGGAACGTTCGAACCACGGTTCTACAAGCCTCCCGAGAACTCCTCATAAGATCCATTGCAGTCGGAACGTAGATCGTAGGTTGGGTTAAGCGCAGCGAAGTCGAACGATCATCGCCACATCCCTGCTCACCGGATGTTGGGCTTCGCGTTGCTCAACCCAACCTACGCAAGGCGCTCAGGCACCCGGATTCCGCACCGGACGGGCGCATCCCGCGACCGCGGGCGCCCCACGCCACGACACCACAACCGCTCGACAGCACGCCACACCCACTCCATAATTATGGATTATTAATTTACGGAGGCTCCCATGACTCAGCGCCCTTTCAAGGTTCTCGGCATCCAGCAAATCGCCATCGGCGGCCCCAGCAAGGACCGCCTCAAGACCCTGTGGGTCGACAAACTCGGTCTCGAGATCACCGGCAACTTCGTGTCCGAACGCGAAAACGTGGATGAGGACATCTGCGCCATGGGCACCGGCCCGTTCAAGGTGGAAGTGGACCTCATGCAACCGCTGGACCCGGAAAAGAAGCCGGCCGTGCATGCCACCCCGCTCAACCATGTGGGCCTGTGGATCGACGACCTGCCCGCCGCCGTCGAGTGGCTGACCGCCGAGGGCGTGCGGTTCGCCCCGGGTGGCATCCGCAAGGGCGCCGCCGGTTTCGACATCTGCTTCCTACACCCCAAGGGCAATGACGAGTTCCCGGTCGGCGGCGAAGGCGTGCTGGTGGAACTGGTCCAGGCGCCGCCGGAAGTCGTGGACGCTTTCGCCCGGCTGGCCGGCTAACACCGTCCGGTCATGCGCACACGGGCGTCCTGCGGGGCGCCCGTCTCATGTGTACGCCGGCCATCAGGCGGCGAAGCGTCGGGCCCCGGCCACACAGAGCACGGTCAGGACAGTGGCAAGCCACATCGAGGCGCTGACCGACTCCCCCAGCAGCACGGCCGCCAAACCAAGGCCGAGAAAGGGCTGGAGCAATTGCAACTGGCCCACCGCGGCAATGCCCCCCAGCGCCAGACCCCGATACCAGAAGACGAAGCCGACCAGCATGCTGAACACCGACACATAGGCCAGGCCCCACCAGGCCGGCGCGGCCACCGCATCGACGTTCGCCGGCCAGGTCAGCGCCATGGCCGGCAGCATCACCGGCAAGGACAGCACCAGCGCCCAACAGATGACCTGCCAGCCACCGAGCCGGCGCGACAGACGCGCCCCTTCGGCATAGCCGAATCCACACACCAGGATCGCCGAGAGCATGAGCAGATCACCGGCCACGGCGCCGTCCAGGGCGCCCCAGCCGGCGTAACCACCGACGCAGGCACTGCCCAGCAAGGCGCAGGCCCAGAATGCCGGGCGCGGCCGCTCGCCGCCGCGCAACATGCCGAACAGCGCGGTACACAGGGGCAGCAGGCCGATGAACACCAGCGCATGGGCTGAGGACACATGGCGCAAGGCCATGGCGGTGAGCAGCGGAAAGCCCAACACCACCCCGAGGGCGACCCCCACCAGGGCGGCCAGATCGCCCCGTTCGGGCCGACGGCGCCGCACCAGGACCAGCAGGCCCAGCCCCAGCAGGCCGGCGATGCTAGCCCGGGCGCAGGTGAGGAACACGGGATCGAAGCCGGTCACCGCCACCCGCGTGGCCGGCAAAGAGCCGGCGAAGATGCTCATCCCCAGGAATCCACTGCCCCAAGCGCGCGCTGCCATCCCCATGCCGTTCTCCTTTCAATGCCCCAAGTAGAGCACCGGACGACGGCCCAACCCAGACACAGTCCAGTACAATCGAAGCGAACTGTATTGCCGCAATCCCCCATACACCGGCGAACCCCATGACATCGAACGGCACCCGCATCGACCATGTGATGAACACCGTGCGCGCCGGCATCGCCTCGCGCCGCTACGGCCCAGGCATGCGTCTGCCCTCGATCCGCGCCCAGGCCAGCGTCCTGGGGGTGTCGGTGTCCACGGTGGTGGAAGCCTATGAACGCCTGGCGGCCGAAGGCGCCATCCAGGCCCGCGCCGGTTCGGGCTTCTATGTCTCGGGGCCGGTGGCGCCCCTGGATCTGGCCCGCATCGGCCCGCGCCTGGACCGCCAGATCGATCCCCTGTGGGTGTCGCGCCAGTCCCTCGAAGCGCCCGGCGAAGTGCTCAAACCCGGCTGTGGCTGGCTGCCCGCCGACTGGATGTACGAGGCCGGCATGCGCCGGGCGCTGCGCGCCGTGGCACGGGCCGACACGGCCGTGCTCACCGACTACGGGGCGCCGGCGGGCCTGCCGGCCCTACGCCAGTGGCTGGCCAGGCGCCTGGCCGGCGCCGACATCCCGGCGCCGCCCGAGCAGATCCTGCTGACCGAATCGGGCACCCAGGCCATCGACCTGATCTGCCGTTTCCTGCTCACCGCCGGGGACACGGTGCTGGTGGATGATCCGTGCTACTTCAACTTCCATGCCCTGCTGCGGGCCCATGGTGTCCGTGTGGTCGGCGTGCCCTACACGCCGAGCGGGCCCGACGTGACGGCCTTCGCAGCGGCCCTGCGCGATCATGCGCCGCGCCTTTACCTCACCAACTCGGGCATCCACAACCCCACCGGCGCCACCCTCGCCACGGCGGTGGCCCATCAGGTGCTGCGTCTGGCCGAGGCCTCGGATCTGGTGGTCGTGGAGGACGACATCTTCGCCGACTTCGAGGAACAACCCGCGCCCCGGCTGGCGGCCCTCGATGGCCTGAACCGGGTGATTCAGATCGGCAGCTTTTCCAAGACCGTGTCGGCCTCCCTGCGCTGCGGCTACATCGCCGCCCGCGCCGACTGGATCGACGGCCTCACCGATCTGAAGATCGCCACCAGCTTCGGGGGTGGGCAACTGGCCGCCCAGGTGGCCCTGGAGGTGCTCAGTGACGGTGGCTATCGCAAGCATCTGGGCACGGTACGCACCCGGCTGGCCCGCGCCATGGCGCATACCCTCGGACGCCTCGACGCGCTCGGGATCGGTCCCTGGACGATGCCCCGCGCCGGCATGTTCCTGTGGTGCCGCCTGCCTTCAGGGACGGACGCCGGCCGCGTCGCCCGCGCCTGCCTGAACGAGGGCGTGGTGCTGGCACCGGGGAATGTCTTCAGCCAATCCCTGAGCGCCGCGGACTGCCTGCGTTTCAATGTCTCCCAATCCGCCGACGCGCGGATCTTCGCGGCCCTCGGGCGGGCGTTGTCTGCCTAGGACCTGCGTTCAGGCCTCGATCACAGCGGGCACCGCCTCGCGGAAAACATCCACGAAGCAGCGCAGCCGCGCCGGGTAGTAGCGGGCATAGCGATACACCAAGCTCACCGGCAGGGGATCGGTGGTCCACTCCGGCGCCAGGCAGACAAGGCGGCCGGCGGCCAGATCCTCGGCGAATACCCAGGTGGAGCCGACACACACTCCCAGCCCCTGCAGGCAGGCGCTGCGCAGGGCATACAGGCTGTCGGTGGATACCCGCGGGCTGAAGCCCAGCTCGCGCACCTGCCCGGAGGCAGCGTGGTGCAAACGGATGCGATTGCGATAGAAGGCCGTCAGGGCCAGCCAGGGCAGTTGGGCGAGCTCATCCGCATGAACCGGCAGCGGCCGATCGGCGAACAGGGCCGGGGCGCCGACCACGATGCGCGGCACCTGGGCCAGACGGATCGACACCAGTTCCGGGTCACTCACCTCGCCCACGTGGATGGCGCAATCGACCCCGGTGGCGATGAAGTCGTCGATCGCGCGATCGTCATGCAACAGCCATTCGACCCGCATGCCCGGGTAGGCCTTCAGGTAACGGGCCAGGGGGGTCACCAGGAGATCCTGACCGAAGGCATGGGGCGCGAGCATAAGAACGAGTGAGATAAATCCCAGGGAGCGGGCGAGATAATTCCGGGATATAGCAGTACACGTCGAAAAATACTGGAACGGAATTCTAAAACGTGTTGCACAGTGGAAAACACGTCGTCGCCCCGCCAAGTTGTGATTCTAATCGAGGCTCTCACCTAGAAGGCGCGTCACGATGTCGAGGACGGCAACCTCCGCTTCTGGCTGGAGCTGGGGCGAGCCGCCGGACATTGTGAAGGGGAGATACTCGCGGGCCGGGATGGTGATCGAGTAGGCCTCGACGGTATGCCAGGACTCTCGAGCGCGCTTGTGGGTGTCTTTCGCGAACACGGCTCGGCCCTTCGCGCTCCCCTCGGTTCCCTGTCTGACCAGATCGCCCTTGGCGTTGGTGCGCAGGCGCACCTTTGTCGATCGTGCTGGCATGTCGATCGTGCCGCCGAGCTGTTGGATGGCCGCGTAGTCGCTGGCCGCGCCGCCGGCGCCGATGACGGAATAGTCGGCGCCGTAGTCGCTACTCACACTTGCAGCGAGGATGCCGCGGTCCTGGAGGATCTTGAGCACCGAGCTGCCCTTGTTGCGGGCCAGGCGGCGCTTCTTGGTGGCGTCGGCCAGCGGAACCCAGTCGGGGCGGCCCTGGGCGGCGAAGTTCGCCTCGGTTTCCGCCTCGAGGGCGCCCGAGATGCGCTGATAGAGCGGGCGGCCATCGTGCAACAGGTCGATGACGCTGGAGATCTTCTGCTGCAGACCGCCGTCGTTGAATTCGATCTGGATCATGGCCTACACTCCAGTGTGTGAGCGCGGCGCGAAACCGGTAGGGACGTGCCCCTGTGACCGACGGTAGCTACGCCGAGGCAGCCGATCAAAGCCGACGTGTCGAAAAGCCGCGCTCATTTCCCCCTCAGCTGTCGTTCTGCGCCGGGCGCAGTTTGAAGGTCACATCCGACAGCGTCTCGAACTCGGCTCGGCCCAGTTCAGCCACGGCGCCATCGATGAATCCCAAACGAACCGTGTGCACCTTGTCTTTCCGGGCGCCGATTCGTCCGTTTTCGTCAATGAAGTCAACGCTGGCAAGCTCGATCAACTCAGCGTGGCGCCGAACATCATCGGCCGTCGTCAGCTTCCTGTCATCGGCAGCTTCGGCAACCTCCTCCGCGTCACGAACGCCGACCTTCGGGGTCGTGTCCGTTCCGTCGGATCATTTCGAGTGTGAGGCTCACGAAGGTGCCGGTCAGCACAGCCAGTGCTGTTTCGACCGATTCTTCCGCCAAGGCGACAACTGCCTTAGCGAAGTCTTTCTCTGCTTTGGTTTCCATGCTCTCTCCCGAGACCTTCAGACCAACGTCTTACGGTCGGCGATCTGACGCTTCACATTCTCAAGTTGCTTGGATAACGCAAGTTCGGCTTCTGCCAGAGCCTCATCGGGACTTCCGCAGCCAATCATGGTGTTCACCCCGTTCACGCGTAGCCAGACCGCGCACTCGATCGATGCGATTCCCTGTACGTACATGTCCCATGGCTTAACCAGATCAGCATATGCACGCATTGCCTTGTCAAATCCAGCTGGCTTTATCGTTTCGATGCTCATTCACTCCTCCTCCCTTCCATACAGCAGCGTCCCCTCGCGCAGCTTGTTCAGCTTCTTCGAGTTGCGCTGCATCATGTTGTACATGTCCCAGTAGATCGATCCGTCGGTGTTTTCCCGGAGCACCACCAGCAGGTCAGACGGGCCTGAGAACACGCCGATGTAGCGCTTCCGGTAGCGGCCGTCGTCGTAGGCGGTCAGCCACACTTCGAACGGTTCGCGCAGGGTGTCGAGCACATAGTTGGCGTAGCGCTCACGGGCGTCGGATCGCTTCTCGACCAGGTGCTCCAGCAGCTCTGGGCGGATGGCCACCTCTTCGATCGGGGTGTTGACGACGTTCATCACGCCGTCCGGTACCAGTACGCTGTTCATCTGCTGGATCGCCGCCTCGAGGCTGTCTTGCGCCGGCAGGATGCCGGGGTCTGGCAGGCGCGTGACAGTGGGGGCGCGCAGATCCGGCCGGCCGAGATCCTGCCAGGTCGGTTGCCCTTCGATCGCCTTCACCACGGCGGCCGGTGCCGGGGTGACGGGGGCCACGTCGACCGCGTCGGCCGCGAAGGCCGCCGGGTCCCAGCGCGACCAGGCCGCGCCCGGGTTGTAGTCCCAACCCGGGTCCGGGTAGAACGCCTCCGCCTTGCCGTTTGCGTCGGTGTAGCGCACGCCGCGCACGTCGGCCATGTCGCCGGCGCGATTGAGCATCATGCTGGTTTCGACGATGTTGCTGGCGCCGTGCTCGAGCGGCACACCGAGCTGGCGGAATTCCTCCTCGGTGAGCGCCACCACACGGCAGCGGCAGTTCCACCCGTTGGGCGGGTAGATGATCTCCCAGATCGGATCGTCCCAGCGCCACACCTTGCCGTTGAGGGCGGCATGCGCCGGCCGGGTGCGGCCGTCCATCACCGCCACATAGCGCCAATAGGGGCGGTCGGCCACGTTGGCGAGCTGGCGCTTGTAGCGACCCGCCATATAGGCGGTCTGCACGTTGGTCTGGTAGATGGTGCGCAGCCGGCGCACGCTGCCCAACTGCACCTGGGTCAGCTCGCCGGTATTGCCGTCGAGCACTTCCTTTTTTCCCCACCATCCCAGCTTCTCCAGGCGGGGCTGCAGGCGCTTCTTGAAGGATTCGAAGGTCTGGCCTTCGCCGATCGCGCGGTCCACTTCAGCCCGGATCGACCGGAGCACATCCTGGGTCGTGGCCTTGGCCACCGTGAAGGCGCGCGCATGGGCCTCGCGCCACACCTCGGTGTAATCCCACGACAGCGTCTCTCCCTTGCTGGCGAAGTAGGCCATCGCGTCCCGCGGCGCCAGTGTGAGATCCACCTGCAGAGCCATGATCAGCGCCCCGTATGGCCGACGTGCCAGCCGTGGCAGAAGGGGCAGCGATAGGCCCGCATCTGGCCCTGGTAGCCTTTCTTGTGGTGGAGTGCTGCGATATGGGCTCGGGCGTCCGCCTCGGTAGCGTGGCGGGTCTTCTTGCCGCAGGCGCGGCGCCGGATCGCCCGCTTGCTGCTCACGCCTCGGGCTCCTGACGGGCAAACGCCTCGGCGCCGAACATGGCATTGGCGAGCAGGCTCTGCAAGGCCGACGGGTCCGCCTGGGGGAACGCCGCTTCCATGGCGGCCAGGGCGTCCTCGAAGCTGTCGGCTGCCAGGATGCGTTCGATCAGCGGCGAGAGAATCGCCTCCATGGCCGCCTGCATCCGCTCATTGCTCAGGGTGGCGATCGCCGCATCGATGGCGGCCTGGCCGCCGGTGTCGCCGCCTTCGGCGAAGTTCGCAGGCTGGGCCCCGGGTTGATTCACCGGTGGCGTGTTCCCAGGCTGCTGCTGACCCGGTGGTACCGGTGGTGGCACCTCCGGCGTTTTCTTCTTCGACCAGCCTTCGCCGTACTTCGACCGCACCGAGTCTTCGTCGAGCTCAAAGCCCATCTCCGACACGGTCTTGTCGGTCTCGGCTGATGCCTGCAGATCCTCCTCCTCCTTGATCACCCGGTAGATCTTGCAGGGGCGCAGCCCGTTGTATTCGCAGATCCAGGCAATCAGGGTCCGGTTGAGGGTGTCCGAGAGCAGATCGCTGTCACCCTGCACCAGGTCGAGCCGCACATCGGTGCGCTCCTTCGCCGCGGCCGCCAGCGCACCACCGCCGGATCCGCGTGGCTCGGTACCCAGCAGCACCTCGCTGATCCAGTCATCCATGTAAGTGCAAAGCTCTTTCTGGGTCGAGACTGAACCGGTCAGGCGGCTTTCGAGCAGCTCGATCTCTGTGCCCACCGGCGTCATCACGACACCGTCGTTGCTCATGGCCACCAGCGCGTCGAACAGGGTCCGCTTCTGCGCCGGCGTGGCGCCGGACGGATAACGCCCCCAGGGCGTCGGGTTGCCGAAGCGGTCGTTGAGCTTGTTCCAGCTGATCACCCCGGCGCGCTTGAAGAACACCGGCCAGAACAACTGGCGGCCCAACCCCATCCCGTAGGGGTTGTCATCCTGCGGATTGACCCGATGGACGATGAACTTGCGCGGCGGCAGCACCTCGCCGGTGAGCATGTTCTCGCGGGTGAGCAGGCGCAGCTCGGGCGGAAGATGCTCATTCACCTGAACGAACTTGAATCGCCGCTGCGCCCGCTGGATCACCCGGTCGGGCACCACGTTTCCCTCGCGGATCGCCCAGACGATCTCGCTCACCGCGTACCCGCACACGATCGCCACCAACAGGTCCTGACACACCTGGTCGAAGGGCAGGCCCTTCAGGATCCTGGTCAGCGTTTCGGCATCGGCGGTGCCGGCGCCGCCCTCATCGACCGGCTCGATGGTCCACTCGCGGCCGACCAGCGCCAGGGTCCGCTTCTGCAGGCCTGAGAACACCTTGCCGTCCGTGAGCAGATCCTGGTAGATCTGGATGCTGCGCCCGCCGCCCTTTTCGAGCAGCACCGGATCGTTCGGCTCGACGATGCCCTGGTAGGCCTGCTCGAACGGATCGCGCAGGCGGTTGGCGACCTCGGTATTCAGCTCCGGCTTCGGCGCCGATTTTTGCTGTTTCTTGGTGCGCTCAGTAGCCATACATGAACCCCTCGATGGCGCCGCCGCGCGGCGCGCCATCACTCATGAACTCGATTGGTGCGGTCGGCGTGCTCGCCGCATGAATGGCCAGCGCCAGCGCCCAGAAGCGGTCCGCGTGGCCATCCGGGGTGCTCTCGGCCAGAAAACGGATATTGCCCGCCGCGGTGGTCACCTTCTGCACCTTGCGAAGATCGGCCCGGATGAATTTGTCGTCCGGGATACGCACCGTGCGATCCTCCATGGCGCCCTTGAGCGGATAGGCCAGCGCCTCCTTCACCTGGTTGGTGAAGTTCACGCCTTCCACGCGGTATTCCCCGAACTTGTCCTGGGCGTCATCCGTCCAGCCGATGCCCAATCCGGTCGAGTCGATACAGATCCGGTCGCAGATCTCGAACCACGGGTAGAGAATCGCCTCCTGGGCGCTCTTGCGCATGCGCTCCATGGGGATCACCTTGCGCGTGTAGAGCACATCGCCCAGTTGCTCGACCACCCACAGCACGGTCAGGTCTTTCTTGCGGCCGATGTCCACACCGCAGTACAGGCGCCCGGTGAAGGTGTCGGTCACCTCCCGTTCCCAGTCGGTCAGGCCCGTGTATTCGCAAGCTGTGATCAGCGCATATTCGATGAACTTGCTGTCGTCGTCGGCCGGGATGCACATGTACTCCTGGTCGAAGGATTCATCGTCGGCCGCGCCCGCCTTGGTGAAATCGAAGTACTCCGCTTCATCCATGGCCTGCTGTTCGGCCTCGGCCGGCAGGGCCTGCTGCAGCTTGTAGAGGAAGCCTTGTTCCAGGGCGTCCTGCAACGTCACCCGATGGTGGCTGATCTGCTTCGGATTGCCCTTCTCGGTGATCTCGATGATCAGGTGATTGAAGAACGAATTGCTGCCCCGATGGGTGCTCACGATCTCCATGCAGCCGCCCCAGGTAATGCCCGGGTAGGCGATCGCCCACATCTTGCGCTGGTCCCGATGCAGGGCGAACTCGTCCAGGATGCGACTGCCGCGCTTGCCCGCCTGCGCGTCCGGATTGCTCGACATGCTGTGGATGCGTCGGCCGCTGGCGAACTGCAGCACATAGGCGCTGATCTTCTTCTCCGCGTCCACCACCTGCTCGCCCAGATCCTTGGCCGCCATGCCCATGATGCCGGCCCACAGCTTGCAGTCCTCGATGAACAGGCGCGCCTGGATATCGTCCCGGCTGCTCACCCACTCGTCGTAGCGGGCACCCTGGGCCGCCGCGCGCTCATCGGCGCCGTAGGCCGTGCTCCAGCTGATGCCGCACTGGCGGGTCTTCTCCATCAGCTTGATGCGTGACGAATCCTTGATCCAGCGCGACTGGAACGGCAGGAAGATCGCCTCCGGATCCGCCGGGATGATCTTGGCGCGTCCTTTGCGCGTCGTCATGGTCGCGCACCCATTGAACGGACAACGCGAGCGATCGGCCGCAGCCGACACTGCTCCGGCGGGACGGGTTTCTTTTCTCTCGTCGTGCATTCCATCAAACGGAAGAGCGATTGACTGGCAGCCGACAGTTGATGCCAGCTGCAGCCCACGGACCTGCTCTTGTGGATGGAAATCGTTCGGGCCATCACACGATCCCCAACACTTCGCGGATCGCCCGCTTGGTCTCTTCCGTCACGCCGCCCTTGCTGCCCATGGCGTCGAGCTTGGCCTTTTGCTCCTCGAGGAGCTGGCGCCGGGCCCGATCCTCGGCTTCCGCCTGAAACTTCTTCAGGTTCACCGAGCTTCGGGTCAGCGTCGCGATGTTCTTCGCGGCGGTGGACAACACACCGACCCGCTCGGTCGGGTCGATCTCTTCATCCGTGGCTTCCTGGATGTCAAGGATCGCCTCAAAAAGCTCGGTCTGGATCAGCGCGGTCAAGGCTTCCGAACGGGCGTCATTGTCGTCTCCCGCCTGGGCCTGGATGATCTTGGCTGCCTCGGTGGAGGCCCGAATCGCCGATAGCCGGCGTTCCAGCTTCTGGCCATATCGATGGATGGCCGACCGACTTGGCAACTCACCGGCCGCACTCGCTGCCGGGAAGGTTCGCTGCAGGTCGGCGATCAGCTCATCGAGCGTCATCGATCCGATAGCGATCTGCGCCTCGATGTAACTGCGCACCTCCTGGGGGAGCCGGCTCACGCTGCTCTTTCGTCCCATGACTACGACCAGTACTTCTCGGGCCGGGAGATACCCGGCTCGCAATCCACCGTGTATTCCGCAACGTCAACGCCATAGCGGCTCAGCTCTGCGAACCACTTGCCGTCCGGGCGCCGCGTCACTTCGACGAGTTTCCGATCGCCCAGGTAGTCCAGCTCACGGCGCAGTTCCAGCGCCGTCGCGTCCGGGTATTCCGACTGCGCCACGGCCAGGATCGTCCCCTCGAACGCCCCGATCGGGCGCGCGTTGTACAGCGTCAGCAGAATCAGCCAGCGCAAGTGCTCCCGGCGAACCTTTGCCATGTCCATCATCGTTGTGCTCCCTTCAACTGCACTTCCTGGATCTTCACCGCCAGACCGTCGAGCTTCGCTTCGATCCTGGATTGGCCCTGAACGTGGTCTTCACGGCGCACGTACCGCTCGGGCAGCTCCGCCTTGAAATCGAGGAATTCGCGCTCGATGCGCTGCCATTGGGCGTTCTCCTCTTTCGCGCTTGCCTCCAGCGCGCTGAACTTGGAATCCCAATGAGTCTGTGCAGCTTTGCGGGCGGCCTCGGCCGCCTCGAATCGTTCATCCATCCGCTGGTCGTACTGACTCAGCAGTAACTTCATGACGCCCGCAACAAACGTGAAGAACGTCACCAACAGCAGCACCAGCTGCCAGAACTGAACTTCGATCAACATACGGCCGCCGTATCGATCTCGTAGATGTCGAACGGCCCCTCGGACCGCACCAGTTTTCCCAACGGCACCCGGTGGGGGCGCACCCGCTTGACTTCGATCACCCGCACCCCTTTTTCCTTCAACTCACGAGCCAGATCGCGCAGATCCTTGCGGGTCAGCTCCCCCTTGGTGGCCATGACTTCCATGCGTTTGGACCCCGTCCGGCACAGCGACCCGATCGCTTGCGGCTCGTCGCCGAACTCGTAGCTATCCCCGTCGGCATACACGTAGAACGCGCTAGCCATGGGCTCAATGTGAATCATCTGAGTCGCCCCCGTTCGAATTCGATCAAGGCATTGAGGCGCCCGGCGCACTCGGCGTATCGGGCTTGAGCGTCGGCGCTCCAGTGGGCGACGTCGCCGTCGGTGGCCCAGGCGTCTGCCGTGGCATCGGCGGCAGGCGCTCCGGAACCTTCTGCATCAGCGCCGCCGGTGGGGGCGGGCACACCACCAGGGGTGCCACCGCCGGCGCCGGCACGGTCGAGCACGCGCAGCAGGCCAGCATCAAGGCACCGCCGGCCAGTCTTGAGGTGGTCGATTTCATGGTCGGTTTGCTCCTTGAGGTCATTCAGGTCGGATTGCGCCTGCAGCAGCTCCGCAGCCAGGCGGATGCCACGAGCCACCTCATCGTTCATGTATTGCGATGCGGCGCGCGCCTGTGTGGCCAGCGCCTCCGCATGGGAAGACTTGAGGGTTGCCAGGTCGGCCTCGGCCTGGCGTTTCGTCACGGTTGAGCCGGCCAGGGCACCCAGCGTCATCCCCACGCCGAACAGCGCCGACATGAGCGCCACCGTCCAGCCGGCAGGCAAGGGCCAGGTCTTCACGTTTCGGCTCCGCAGGCCACACCCGGACCCCAGGCCGCATAGCGGGGTTGCAGCGTCACCAGGATCCGACGCGGATAGCCTAGGTTCTCCCGGCAATGCTTGACCGACCGTCGCGCCGACCCGCACGCCGCATCGATACCGTCGATCGTCGATTCCCGGGCGTTACGCGCCTCGGCCAGCCAGTGGCCCAGTCCGCCGTTGTAACTGCGCAGCGTCGCCCACATGCGGCCGCATCGATCGGCCACCGGAATGCGCTGCCACAGGTGCCGGTCATAGGTCACCAGGGCGCGGATCGCCCAGACCGGATTCGTTGGCGCCGCATCCGCGCCGCCCAGGGTCGGGTAGGCGCCGCGAATCCACTGTGCCGTCGCCGGCATGAACTGCGCCATGCCGACCGCGCCCACCGGGCTCTTCGCATCGGCCCGCCAGCCGCTTTCCTGGTGGATCTGCGCGGCGAACACCGCCACCGGCGCATCCAGCCCCCAGATCATGCGTGCGTTGCGCACCAGGTCCAGCCGGTAATGCTGGGCATCCGCGGGTACCTGCGCCTGTGCCGGGGATGAAAAGAACCCACCCCATGTCAGCAGCACCGCCAGCCCGAGGGTCTTCATCAGGCGATAGGCCGAGCTGTCCTTTCCCAGGCCGCGCTCCGCTTCCATGAACGCATCGAGCATGCTCAAGGCCATCACCACCAGCACGATGATCTGCGGCGTGCCCATGTCAGGCCCCGACCGCCACGGCCAGCATCGCCGCGGCCACGATCAGGGCCCGGCGCAGCATCGCCGCGGCAAAGGCGATCGCCACGGCAGAACCGATCGCCAGCACCACCCCGGGCGCGCCCGGGCTCGCGCCCCACTGGATGAAGCGATCAGGTCGTGCGTAGGGGAACAGTCCCCGGTCGATCCAGTAGCCGAACCAGGCCGCCAGGGTCACCAGAGAGAGCTTGTAGAGGGAAACGAGCAGCTGCTGCGGCAGCCAGGTCGGCGCATCCTGCAGCAGCAGGCCGACCAGGAACATCAAGACCAGGCTCACATAAGCCCAGGCCACCATACGGGCACGGAAGATAAGCATGACCAACCCCTGACAATGGACGCTGAAATGACAGGTCCATTGTCGGGTCGGCTACCCGGGCAGCTTAAATGAAGCGCTTGATTTAATTGGGATCGCGCCCGCGGGGGACGATTGGGTTCCGATCAACAGGCAATGGCGGAACGATGCCGGAGCAGGATATCCGCAAGGTGCATGATCGCGCCATCAGTGTCGCATCAAACTGGCCGGCGCTGCGCCATGCTCAACGTTCAGGAGGGGTTGATGAATCAGGATTCCGGACATTCAGGGGGACCCGGCAATGCTCCTCCGCAATCGAGAGCATTGAGTC